GGCAGCGCCTCCCAAAGCACGCTTGGAAACAATACCGCCATCTGCAGCCAGGGTAGGTCGGATCCAAGACTCAATCGTAAAATCGCCAGTGCCAAAATTAAAATCTACATCATCGGCAACCGTTACGGCATCACCTGTTCCATCCAAAAGAAGCGACGCTCCACCATACTTGCTTTGGGCCGTGTCGACCTGCGCGCCTCCTACGGCAGTAGGGTTAAAGCTGTTATGGCTGTTGTCCGTAAATGTAGTGGAGCCATCACTGCCATCCATGTGCAGCAGGAGGGTTACATCGTTGAAGTAGGGGTCTACCATAAAATACCTACACTAGGCTAAAGAAATTATCGCTATCTAGAGTCAACGTAAAAGTCTCGGTGTCAGAGAGTGTCACAGAAGAACCGTAGTCCCAATACCCTATCAGTGGATCGCCAGTCGCCGTGTCATTGTACAGATAAATATACCTAAACGGTCCTACACTGCCGCCTGATGCGGTTAGCACCTCGTCATCGCCGTCCACTTTCACAGTGCCGCTTGATAGCGATACTACAATAGTCGAAATAGATCGGTCCTCAGCCAGATTAGTATATGCAATCTCAGTAACATTGGCAAGTACACCATTGCCATCAGCACTGGGGTCACTTGTTTCTGAACCGGGCGCTGTATTAGAAAGAGCGTATTTTAGAACATCGGTACTAAAGTCGTGGACGCCCTTGACCACATCTTCTACGAAATCGTTAATTTTGTTAAAGGTAGCCATGACAAATCCTATGTGTTAGCACAATATTCAGGAGGGGTGTACTCAGTTTTATTTCGGGCCCAAGCCAACTTAAGGCGGGTAACATCATACGGTTCAAGCGAGAAATGCGCTAACCGCCAATTCATACCCTCAGATACGTAATTAGCCGGAGTAGTAAACGACGGAACCTTATAAATATCCACCCACGATTCTTGAACCACGTTTAGCGACTGTCTATGAATAATTTTGTGAGTTGAAATACTTTCCTGTAAATCGCCTGCCGCATCGAAAAATGCGGTGGTTAAGGTAAGGTCGTGCTCTGATACAATATCGTCGCCATCAATGTAAACATTGTCGTTAAATTTAAATGTAGCGTATACGAACCTGTTTTCGTCTGACCAATCGCAATCAATCCACGGAGTCCATAAGCTCTGTTCGCTTAGATTTCCGCCCACCCCCCTACAGCGCCAAAGAAAACGGAACCGACCATTATCTTGATCTATCGTGGCAGACACATAATTGCTACATTCCCAACTTCTTGTTTGCAGGCTGGGAGGAATAGACATGTACTGGTACTCAATAGCATACCATGTTCTAAAAATATCTCCAGTATGCACGTTTTCATTGCCATAAAGACGATTGATTTTTGCTGCACTAAACACAAAATTATATTGGGCGTCGGCTAGATCATTGAAGCGATTTGTTGTGCTTTCAAAAACCGGCTCCATAAAAGAAGTTGCGGCTAGATTAGTCGTCGGGTTAGCGAACCGTAACGCGTACCCCTTAGTATCTCCACATACATCGTAAGCAACGCCGGGCTCAATAAACGCGGTCTGAGATACGCCACCCAAATCATTAAGCCCCGAACCTGCGCCTATAACTTCAACCGCCTCTCCGTTTACCATACCAACATACAACGGGAAGATGTCGTCATAAACCAAATCATCAGTGCTGAAGTACAAGTTACCTACACCATTGGTGAAGTTCTCAAAGACATCACATGCATAGGGCTGACACGGACCGTCAATCAAATTGATATTGTGTGTAAATGTGCCCCAGCTCATCCTTGTTGGTCCCCCACAAGCACCCAATCATCTGTGCCCAGTTTAAACAACGACAATGCCGCATACTGTCCTGCTGATAGAAGAGACACACTAGCATTGACAGTAACACCTGTGTCTCCGGTTACCGTCAGTTGTCCTGCTCCTGCTTGATGCAAGTGGGCTATAAACCCTACAGGTAATCCGGCATCTGCGTCAGCAGGAACCGTGATTGTCACAGCGTCCGCCGAAGTGAACCGAATCAAATTAGTCTCGTCACTACCTTGAATTGTATAGGTAGTTCCGGTCACAGTGGTCACATCGGGTCGGAGAGCAATGTTGAGCTTGTTGTCTACATAACTTTCGATATCTGTGATATCTTCAGTTGTATGATTATGCTCGTTTCCCCCGGACAGTTCTACAATTTCGTCATTGTTGTTACGGCTATATATCTTCCGATCCGATAGGTTAACAGCGATTTCGCCTTCTGCGAGCGTAGCTGTAGTCGGTTTAGCACCGGGTGTATTGCTCCGGTATACAGTAATCTTTGTGTAGTCTGTACTCTCAGGCATTACGTACTCACCTTAACTGTTCCGGAGTCATTCCATAACGCACCTGCAACACCGGGGTCGCTTGTTGGTAACTCGCTCCCTGTATAGTAACCACCAAGGGTCACAATGTTGTCATCGGCGTCCTTAGTAAAAATCTTGCCATCAGCCGTGTTGATAGCAATCTCGCCCTCCTGTAGGTCTACAGCAGTAGGCTCTGCATCCGTCGTGTGGCTATGCTTGAATACAATTGTAGTTGCCATAGTATCCTCTTAGAAGGAAAGGGGGCCCGAAGGCCCCCAGTCACGATTACGCGGGCACTGCCAGAATTTGAGCAGCGTCGGTACGGTAGTTCTTAACGCCATAGAGGCAGTCAGAAACATACAGAGTACCAAGCCATTCCAGCTTATCCTGCGTCTGAGAACGAATAGTCATCTGTTCGGCCAGGATAAACGCTTCCGGGTGGAACAGCAGGGCAGCGCGGGACGCTACACCGGAACCAGCACCGTTCTGAGCTGCCGTCTCGATAGTCGGGCAGTTCGTAGAAACGAAAATCTTAATGCCGTACAGCTCGCCGATCATACCGTTCTGAACGCCACGCTCACTAGTAAAGTCGGCGCTGTTGAAACGGTCGATGCCGAGCATCGTGTTCTTCAGGACAGGCGGGATCACGAACACACGCTGGTCCATCGGAACATCAGCATCGTCCAGTGCCTGAATACGGTCACGGAAGAAAGCGTCGGTGAACACGTCAGCCGCGAGCATAGTATCTTCAGTGAACTGCGTAGGAGTCGTACCGGCGTCGTTAAAGAAACAACCAGTGTGCTCCCAAGATGCCGGGGTAGCAGAACCAGGGCCAGCGTACGTACCGTCACCTACACCAGTACCCAGATACATCAGGTCGGTATCCATCTGCTTAGCCAGACCATAACCAGCGTCGTCAGTGTAGAACTGACGCAGAGAGTCCAGAGCCTGAACAGACGTGATATCCTCGATGATGCGCGAGAACTCGTAGTGCTTGTCGATGGTTACAACGACTTCGCTTTCGGTGTTGTTCTGTACGGTGACCGCAGTGTTCTCAGCCTTGGCGTTGGCCGAACCACGGATCGGAGCAGGAATGTGAATCGTGTCACCCTTCTTGCCTTGGTGAGAAAGCTTTTTAACCTGGTTTGCCATAACCAGATTGGATTTAAACGCAGCGCGTACCTCGTCACTCCAGAGTTCAGGAATAAACGTATCGGCGCTGGTGTTGTCTACAAAGCCGCCAGTAGCGGGGTAAACAGAAGTAGCCATTAATTAATTCTCCAGCTTAACGGACCCTGCCTGCTCGGTATGCCTTCTTAATCTCTGGCAGTAGTCGCAGATATTTTTCAGGGTCTTTCATTTTTAGTTCCACAAGGGCGTCCCGGCTAAGAATCGGTGCACTTGTTTCTCCGCTAGACCTTCCGCTTCCGGTTGATGCCCGACGGGTCTGTTCACGGCGCTCCTGCTTTGCAGTATCGACAGCGCCCTGTACATCACGTTTCCTTTCTTTCCAGAGGTCAAACAGTTCACTGCCGACCTCGTGATCGAAATTCTGGTGAGCGTCTTGGAACATCTTCATACGTACCTTCGACTTAGAAATCCATTCCCCAAATCCGGGGTCTTGCAGGATTTCTTGCATGTCGGGATGCCGTGCCGCAAGCTGGCGAGCTGACTCCATTTGACGCTGTTGCGTCGCAGTCTCTTCCAGCCCTTTGAGTCGCGGGTCTTGTGACAGCACTTTAGATACGATGGTTTCCGTAGCCTTGGCGGGGTCTTCAAAGAAATCCACCTCTTGCTCGGGTTCATTTTTTGCGGTGCCTGAGTTAGCCCTTTCGTCCAGAATATCATCAATGATACTCCGAAGCTGTCCAAGCTCGTTGCCCTGGCGACCAGCAAGACGTTCTGCCTCCTGATGCATTTGAATAAGTTCAAGAGCCGTCTTTCCCTTATACTTATTGGGAAGCTCTTGCTCTTCTTCCTGCTCTTTCGGCGTGTCTTCTTTCTCTTGCACAGGCTCCTGAGTTTCAGGTTGTTCCTCTGCAAACAGGGATTCGTCCAGTTCAACTGGCTCTTCTTGGCGCTCATTTGCCATTGTAGTTTCTCCGTACTAATAGTATTGTGGAGGTTGCCGATTCATCTATTCTGATGTCTCTTGGGCTGCTCGTTCATGATGTCTCGCCCACTTCAGGGTTGCACCTGGAAAGTGTCCCTTAATGGGGTCTAGCT